CAGCAACTGCTAGTGCAGCAGCATTTGGATCTGAAGCTACATATGAAAGTGCTAGTTCTTCATACAATGCTGTAGCTTTTGATAGTAGTAACAATAAAATTGTAATTGCTTACACTGATGGTGGAGCTACTACAGGAAATGCTGTTGTGGCAACTGTAGACCCATCTGATAACTCAATAACTTTTGGTACTCCTGTTGTATTTAATAATGCAGCAACTTCATACATAGATATTGTTTTTGATTCTAACAGCAATAAAGTAGTTATAGTATATACAGATGGTGGAAACAGTTCATACGGTACTGCTATTGTTGGAACGGTTAGTGGAACGTCTATAAGTTTTGGAAGTGAGGCAGTTTTTGAAAGTGCATCAACTAACACTGTAACAGCTACGTTTGATAGTAACAGCAATAAAGTAGTTGTATGCTATAAAGATAATGGCAACAGTTTTTATGGTACATCTATTGTAGGAACCGTATCTAGTACGTCTATTAGTTTTGGATCTGCTGTAGTTTTTGAAAGTGCCAATAGTCCTCATATAAGTCCTACGTTTGATAGTAACAGCAATAAAGTTGTAATTGCTTACTCAGATGCTGGAGATTCAACTAAAGGAAAAGCTATAGTTGGTACAGTTTCTGGTACGGGTATTAGTTATGGTACGGCTGCTGAGTTTGAAAGTGGGAATACAGTTAAAAATAGTGCTGTTTTCGACAGTAACAGCAATAAAGTTGTTATTAGTTATTGTGACTCAGGAGACTCAAATAAAGGAAAAGCTGTAGTTGGTACGGTAAGTGGAACTTCAATTAGTTTTGGAAGTATTGTTGAGTTTAATGCAGGAGAAACTGATGATTACATATCTTCTACCTTTGACAGTAACAGTAACACTGTAATTACTATTTATAATGACAGAAGTAATAGTGATTATGGAACTATTAATATAGGAACTGTATCTGGTACAGATATTAGTTATGGTGGAGAAACTGTATTTAATGCTGGTGGAACCAATTATATTGGTTCAAGTTTTGACACTAATGTTAATAGGGTAGTCATTGCTTATCAAGATGCAGGAAACTCCAGTTATGGTACGGCTATTGTACATAAAGGTGAATCAACAAACCTCACCTCAGAAAACTACATAGGCATAGCATCAGGTGGTACATATGCTGATACAGCAGAAGCTACAATAGATGTAGTTGGTACAGTAAACAAAGATCAAACATCACTAACAGCAGGTCAGACATATTTCGTACAGAATGACGGTACGTTAGGAACAAGTGCAGATGATCCTAGTGTAGTGGCTGGAACTGCAATATCTGCAACAGAATTAATTGTGAAAGGTTAAGTCGATGGCTAAAACTACTAGCGCGGCTTTTCCGCAAACACACGATTACTCAACAGCAGTTGCGACAGCGGCAACAACCAGTTTAAACGACGACACGCCAGCCAATCAGGTGACGTTACTGACGGCGAGTTCCGAAGGCGACCGTGTTACAAAAATATGGGCTGTGCCCCGTGCAACTTGTACCGCAGGTGTGTTATACTTGTGGATATCAACAGACGGTGGAAGCACTAAACGACTAGCGTTAACAAAGTCGATAGATGCCAACACTGTATCTGCAACATCTGCACCTAAATGCATTGAGTTCTGCTGGAACGATGATCCAGCGAGACCCATCTCCGAGGCAGAGCCATTGGAGTTAAAAGCAGGTGCAATTCTTTACGCTGGCTATAGTCAGGCGCTCTCTTCAGGAATGGTGTTTCATGCAATTCATATTGAGTACTGATATTGGCAGAAAAGAAAAAAACAAAGTCTAAGGTTAATCAGGCAGGTAACTATACCAAGCCGACTATGCGCAAGCGTTTGTTCAATAAGATTAAGGCAGGGACAAAAGGCGGTAAAGCTGGGCAGTGGTCAGCGAGAAAAGCGCAGATGCTTGCGAAGCAGTATAAGGCTGCAGGCGGTGGGTATAAGTAATGGCCCCGACGAAAAAGACTAAGAAGAGTTTAAAGAAACCTCAAAAATCTCTGGTCAACTGGGGAAAACAAGACTGGGGCACAAAATCTGGCAAGAAGTCAGCCGACACTGGTGAGCGTTACCTACCTAAAGCCGCAAGAAAAAATTTAACAGCAGCTGAATATGCAAGAACCACCAAGAAGAAGCGCGAAGACACCGCAAAAGGAAAACAGCATTCCAAGCAACCTAAAAAAATAGCCAGTAAAACTAGGAAATACAGATCAAAGGCGTAGGCTATGTTAAGACGTGTACCATTACAGCCCGGTGTCAATAAAGACGACACGGCTTATTCACAAGAAACGGCAGCATTTGTTGATGCAGACCATGTGCGGTTTCGTCGGGGGCGAGCGCAAAAAATTGGTGGGTTTAGTGCTGTAAGTTTCGATGCGTTAGATGGTACACCGAGAGGCATGTTTGCATGGCGCGACAACGCCACGGTAAAGTATCTCGCTATACATACAAATCTAAGACACTACGTCTGGGCTGGTGGTGCGGCATACAACATCACACCCATCAGATCTTCGGGTACACTGGGAGCCAATCCGTTTGTAACAGTCAGTGGTTCAGCAGCTGTTACCGTTACACACACAAGCCACGGTTTAATTGCAAACGATTTTGTCACGTTTAGCAACGGTGACGCAGTAGGTGGTTTGGATCTTGATACTACATTTCAAGTTACCAGTGTGACAGATGACAACACCTACATCATTACGGCATCGAGTAATGCATCGAGCAGTGCAACAGGCGGGGGCAGTTCAGTTGGTTTTTCATACGAGGCCACCACAGGTCGCAGTGCTGGTGTTCCGGGTCTTGGCTGGGGTACATCGACATGGAATGCGAGTACGTGGTCATCGGCAAGATCGGCAACAGGTTTGTTGTTGCGTACAGTAAGTTCAGCGCAGTTTGGTGAAGACCTGTTATTCAACCCACGGTTTGAAGGTCTATGGAAGTGGCCCCTCGACGTAACCGCGAGAGCAACACAGATCTATCAAAACGCTAACGGCGAGGTGATTGCACCAAGCGAGATAGGCTCTATGTTCGTATCGCCAGAACGGCATGTGTTTTTGCTGGGAACAAACATGAATGCGGCAGGCGTGACAGGCACCTTCAACCCAATGCGTGTGATGTTTAGTGATCAAGAGGATGACTCAACCTATATAACAACAGCGACAAATTTAGCGGGTGATGTTGTGTTGTCCGAAGGCAATCAGCTGGTAGCTGGAACGTCAACACGTTTGGTTAATCTGCTCTTCACAGACACAGCGTTATATACAGCCAGACATATTGGTGACATTGACTTTGTCTACGACATACAGCTTGCGGGTTCCGCATGTGGATTAATCAGCCCTAATGGGTTTGCCGTTGTGGATGGTAAATGTTTTTGGATGTCCAATACAAAACAGTTTTTTGTTTATGCAGGTGGTCAACCACAGGTCATACCATGTACCGTGCAGGATCATGTGTTTGACAACCTATCAGCGGCACAACGCGAAAAAGTATATGCATCACATAATTCGGAGTTCAATGAAATCTGGTGGTTATATCCGCATGATTCCGATGAGTGTGATCGTTATGTCATATATAATTACATAGAAAACACTTGGTCGATTGGTACGTTTGACCGCACTGCGATGATTGATCGTGGTGTTTTTGACGTGCCGCAGATGGTGGATTCAAGTGGGATAATCTACGCACACGAAGATTCAGCTAACGCAAACGGTGCGGCATTCGAAGCACATATTGAGACCGCACCTATGGATCTAGAAGACGGTGAGCGTGTTATGGAATTGCGCAGGATAATACCTGACTTGATCTTATCTTCAGGTGGCTCTGTAGATTTTACCGTGAAACATAGACGCTATCCTGTTGCTACAGAAACAACAGAGACATCACAACAGGTCACAGAAACAACAAGCAAGTTAGACTATCGGGTGCAGGCACGGCAGATGTCACTGCGTATAAGCTGTAACGGTGTCAACGATGATTTTAGGCTAGGAGACATTCGCATGGATGTTACACCGGGTGGATATAGATGAGTAGATTTCCTGAGTTTATAAATGATATGAACAACTGGGCACGGCAGTTCAGTGAAGTCGCACAGAATGATAGTGATGAACAGTCTAGACGCATCAGAATCCTTGATGGAAAGACAACAAAAGCGTATACTTCGAACGAACGCGACAACCTTATAAATCCAAATGTCGGCGCAATAATTTACAATAAATCGCTTGGGGTATTCCAAGGTTACGACGGTGACGGTTGGTTTGATTTTTATCAGAAACCACAGGCGAGTTTTACATTGCAACGCACGTTGGGTGGTAGGTCGTTATAATGCAGGGAATCACAAGTCTAGAAGGTCACGACAAAGCAAACAACAGGATGCGTAATAGTTTACGCATGGTTGTCCCACAGCTTTCCGACGAACAAAAAGACAAAATTATGCAGGACATAATGCAGACGGTTAGTCCTCAACCAGAACCTGCCATGCCTGACAATGTAAACCCCGATATTGTAAATGTCGGTGGTCAACAGTATGACATGGACCAGCTACAGCAGATGCCAATGCAGGCGGCTGATGGTTTAGCGGATATGGGACAGGGTGGTGACACCGAACTCGCACACATGGATCCAGAAACCATAGCAATGGCACAGGCAATGGGCATTCTACCCGAAGCGAAACAGAATGTGATGACAGGTCTTCCTGCTTTCCAAGGAGATAATCCGGGGGAAGAAAATGATCCAAACGCACCTGATCCACAAGATGCCGCTGATACTAGTGGAGTCGGTGGCCCTGCTAGTTCTGATGATCCTAATGCTCCGTCAAATATAGCTGGATACTCCAACCCAGACATGCGGGACATATCTAAAGAAGCGGAAGCAAAAGATAGGGCAAAAGAAGCCGCGCAATCAATGATAGATCAGGAGACTGTTGTAGATGCATTGTCTAAAATGTCTCCCCACCAACAATCAGTAGCCAGAGATTATGGCTTTGATCGCAATCCATCTCTTATGGCTTCATTGGCAAATATGTCCACGCCAAATATGACTGGTAGAATGGATGAGTTGACTGAAGCTAGACATGCACACAACCCTACCATGAAACAACTTGATGACTTAGCTTTGACAGAGGCTGGTTTCCAAGCAGCCAACCCCGGTATGACACAGGCGATGGGTGTTGCTGGAACACTGATGGGATTGGCTGTTCCCGGCGTTGGGCTGGCAACGACGTTAGGCAATGTGGCAAACACGATTGCCGGAAAACCGAACCTCGTTGATATGGCTGTGGGTAATCCTACC